GCGGGCAAACAATCACTGTCCACCCGCTTTTTTTGACGTGCCAAAAAATCGGCTGTGAATAGTAACGTGGATGTACGGACAGTGGATATCAATACCTTGACAGACATCAGGGATATTAAAATTGATACAAAACTTCCGGTTGAAAAAAAGCTGGCGCTTTTTGCAAAGCAGACGAATAACCTTTTTGTTCACCGTATTGGAGATTATGTGGTAAAGGTTCGGTTTCAAAAGGAGGGACCAACCATAGATGATAAGATGGAAGAATATTTAAGGCATTTAGCAGAAATTCATATTTGAATAAATTCATATCTGAATTAATAAAAAGCCTTGAAAGAATTGGAAAGTTATGTTAACCTTAAATCAGGACAAATCAGTGGTTGCTTTTGATTTACGGTTGATATTAGCTGAATAATCGTAAGTCAGGAGTGATAGAATGAATAGGAAACAATTTCTAGCAGCTATGTACCTCCGTCTTTCAAGGGACGATAGTGATGTCGGGGATGTGACAGACAGAGAGGGCAATCTGAAATCTGAGAGCAACAGTATCGGAAATCAGAGGGAGCTGATCAGAGCCTTTATCCATGAGCAGCAGGATATAGAACTTTATGATATTTATGTTGATGATGGATTTTCGGGCAGTAATTTCGACAGACCAGAGTTTAAGAGGATGATAAGCGATATTGAGGCAGGGAAGGTAAACTGTGTCATTGTGAAGGACCTTTCCCGCTTTGGACGTGATTATATTGAATCCGGGAGGTATATCCAAAAAATATTCCCGGCTCTTTCCGTGCGTTTTATTGCGCTTACAGACCATTATGATAGTTTTCAGGCAGATGTATCAGAAAGTGGCATCGTACTTCCGGTCAAGAATTTTATCAATGATTCTTATTGCAGGGATATTTCTACCAAAGTAAAAAGCCAGTTTGAGGTGAAAAGGAAGAATGGGGAATGTATTGCTCCATTTGCCCTATACGGATACAAGAAAGCGGAAAACAATAAAAGCCGCCTTGTACCGGACGAATATGCAGCGGATATTGTAAGGAAGATATTTGCATGGAAAATGGAAGGAATGGCTGTCTCTGCGATTGCGGAAAAGCTGAACGGGTTAGGTATTCTTTCTCCAAAAGAATATAAAAAATCTACAGGAGCGAATTATAAAGGCGGATTTTCCGGTGCGGTAAAATCGAGGTGGAGCAGCTCCACTGTAAAACGGATACTCACAAACGAAACCTATTTAGGGCATATGGTACAGGGCAAAAGGGAGAAAATCAATTATAAGCTGAAAAAAAGCGTAGATAAACCGCAGGAAGAGTGGATAAAGGTTGAGAATACTCACGAGGCAATCATAACTGAGGATCAGTTCCAGATTGTCCAGAACTTATTGAAAGCAGATGGCAGGGTAAGTACAGTAACGGAGGAAAACAGTTTGTTTACGGGGATTTTATTCTGCGGGGATTGTGGGGAACAAATGATTAGGCGAATGAACCGCTATAAGGATACTCGCAAAGTCTATTATATTTGTTCCACAAAGAACAGGGGAGACGGATGCAGCAGACACAGCATTGAAGAAGAACGGTTAAAAGAAATCATTGCAGAAATGATCAGGCATTATGCGAACTGTTTTTTAGAAGAAAAGCAGATGTTTGAGAAGGCTTTGGAAATGGAGACCAATTTTGAGTCAATCGTCCGTTATGACACAGAGATTGCAAGGTTGAAAGGAGAACAGGATAAGTATTATTCCCTTTGCTCCGGTCTGTATGAGGATTTGCGGCAGGGAATTATTACGAAAGAAGAATTTGAAAGGCTGCATGGGGATTTCAAACGGAAGGCATCAGAATTTGAAGAGGCGCAGAAAAAGCAGGAGGGCATGATAAAGGAACTGTTTAAGAACGGCGTTATATCAGCAGCACGGTTAAAGACAATGCAGGAGAGTTCAGAACTGAAAGAGATAGACAGTCATACGCTTTGCAGCATGGTAAAAGCAATTACAGTATTTGAAAATAAAAGACTGGAAGTTGAGTTTTACTATATGAATCAGTACCGCATTATGCAGGAAGTAAACAAGAAAGCGAAAGAACATAAAACGAATAAACGTCCCGAAGAAAGGAGTGCGTAAGAATGGGCAGAATATCCAAAAGAAAAGCGTCAGGGCAGCAGACAGAAGCAAGGCGTGATGAACTAAGATATAAGGCGGGGATATACGCAAGGCTTTCATCAGATCAGGATGTCAAAAAGAATGAATCTGTTGAGGTTCAGGTAGAGATAGCAAAGAAATTTGTGGAAGAGTTTAACGGACAAAAAAACGGGGAAGTGATTGATGTTGTGGAATGTTATACAGATTTGGGGAAAACAGGAAGCAACTTTGAGAGAGAAGATTTTCTGCGGCTGCTGCAGGATATTAGGCTCGGAGAAATCAACTGCGTCATCGTAAAAGACTTGTCAAGGTTTGGCAGGAACTATCTGGAAGCAGGTAATTATATTGAAAAAATCTTTCCTTTTTTGGGAGTGCGGTTTATTGCAGTTGCAGATGGCTTTGATACCGGGAAAGAGGGAAATGAAAATAAGCAGATGGCTTCTGAAATCAAGAACCTTGTAAACGATATGTATGCAAAAGACTTTTCTAAAAAGGCGAAGCTGCATCTGAAACAGAGAAGAGAGGAAGGTTCCTATGTGGGCGGACCTCCGCCATATGGATACAGGGCAGAGTGGAGTGGAAAGCGCCGGATGCTGTTGCCGGACGAAAATACGAAAAGCATTGTAACGTTTATTTATGAGAAGTTTATTGAGACAGAAAGCTATACTGCGGTTGCCGATGAGCTGAACCGCAGACGTATCAATCCCCCGTATCAGTATAAGAAAACAGGGAATGTGTACTATTCCCCGGAAGTGTGCCATTCCGCCGATGCCGTTTCTTATAAGGGGTGGGATAAAGGTTCCGTAGAGAGAATTTTGAAGAGTGAAACCTATGCCGGAAACTTAGTGCAGGGAAAAACCAGCATTACCGCAAGAAATGAGAAAAACCGTATCCATAAGCCGGAGGACGACTGGGTGGTTACGGAAGGCGCACATGAGCCTTTGGTTGGGGAAGAATTGTACAAGAGTGCAGCGGAAGTCTGCGAAAAGATAAAAGCAAGGACAACGGGGCATAAGCATCCTACAAAGGGCTATCCGATAGAAGAAAATATCTTTGACAATGTGCTGTATTGTGGTGTGTGCGGCAGGAAAATGACACGCAACAGCTATGTGAAGCACTATGCAGATGGGGAGAAAGCAAGACTTGACGGATATTTCTGTCTCAATGGCGGGCAGACAAAGGTTACGGTATGCTCGGAGTCGAACCGTATATCAAAAAATGAGCTTTTGGATATATTGCTGCCTCTTATCCGTATTGAATTTGAGGTTTTCCTTAGACAACCAAAGCGTTACATGGAATATGGAAAGGAAAGGATAGCAGAGGCGGTAAAAAAGACAGATAAAAAGTTAAGTGAGACAGAAGCAAAGATCAGACGCTTCCATGAAGAGGAAGACAGCGTATATATGGATTACCGTGCAGGGAAAATGCTTCAGAAAGATTATGTTTCCTTTAAAATAAAACAGGAGGACAGACTGGAGGAATTGAGAAAACAGCAGCAGGAATGGGAAAAAGAAAAAAAGGCATTGGAAAAACTGGAAACAAAGTATCTGGCAGCCATAAAAGCACTTTTAAAACTGAAAAGCGGAAAGGATCTGACAAAAGATGTAGTGGAGGCTTTTGTCGAAAAGATATATGTTTATCCGGGAAAACGGATAGAAGTTTTGTTTACGGTTACGGCTGACAGCATGGAAGGGGTGAGGTAATGGATAAGCTGGCAATCTATTTACGCTTATCCTTAGAGGACAAAAGAGCCATCGAGGATGGCGGTTTTACTCAGGACGAGAGTAACAGCATCGGAAACCAAAGAAAGCAGATTTTAGAATACATACATCACAATCCAGAACTTTCAAAGTATGAAATCATAGAATTTTGTGATGATGGCTGCTCCGGCACAAATATGGAAAGACCGGGTATGCAGAAACTATTGAAGGAGGTAAAGGAAAATAGGATACGCTGCATCATTGTAAAGGATATGTCCCGGTTTTCAAGGGATTATATCGAAATGGGAACCTATCTGAACCAGATATTCCCATTTATGGGCATCCGTTTTATAGCCCTTAATGACCATTATGACAGCAGGGAGCATCATGGAAGCACCATAGAGATTGATACGGCGTTCCAGACACTTTTATATGATTTATACAGCAAGGATGTATCTGTTAAGGTAAAGACTTCTTTTGAAAATAAGTGCGCAAATGGCGAATATGTTTTCGGACAGGTTCCTTTTGGGTATGAGAAAAGCAAGGAAGTAAAAAATACTGTTGTAGTGAATGAGAAAGAGGCGGAAATTGTACGGTATATTTTTTCCCTTGCTGTGCAGGGCAAAAGCAGTAC